AAACTGCAAAATACTATTGCAGACAATGCTAAAAAAATTAGCAATTTAGAAAAGAAACTACAAATTGTTCAAAAGTATAAAAGGAGATTTTATATACTTACCGGACTATTAACATTATTTTTGTTCTTCAAGTTAAGTAGATGGTTTAAACTCCTGCCTTTTTAGGTGGGGGTTTTTTTATTTTTTTATTTAAGAAAATAGGTTTATATTCGTTGTTCATTAAAACCATCTACAATGAACACAGTAAACATTAAGGGGAAGCCATATGTTACAGTCAATGAAAGGCTGAAACACATTGCAGCCAATTTTCAGTACAGCATCAAGACAGATTTTACCTATTACCCAGAAAGAAAAATGTGGGTAGTAAAAGCATCACTATCTTTATTTCGTGATGGTCTTGAATGCACTTACACAGGATTAGCACAGGAGATTGAATCCGAAAATTACAAAGAAGTTAATTTCAGTTCTGCTTTAGAGAATGCAGAAACAAGTGCAGTAGGTCGTGCCTGTGCTATGGCAGGTATTGGTATTGATGGAGGTATTGCTTCAGCAGATGAAGTTAACAAGGCTTTGAACAGGCAAGTTGATGAAGTAGGAGAAGAATCAAGACTTTACCTTATAACCCTTCTTGAAAATACAACCTACGAAGAAAGGCAAAAAGAAACTTTAGCACACAGGATTAATAACCTGCTTTCAAAGGCTGACTATGAAAAAGCTTTAGCTAATCTTCAAATGAATCAGATTGAAGACAAAGACAGGATTGCAATGGGTATGGCTTACAACCAATCCGATATTAAAAAAACTTTAAAATCTAAAGGGATATGAGAGAATTAAAAGACTATAACGAATCATATGAGAAGATGATTAACTATCTTGCGCAACCAATGCCAAAAGAAATAGACCTAATGATAGATAGGTTAGATAAATTAGGAATCCTAATGACCAGAGCAGGGCAATACCTTACCGATGTATCATACAAAATAGATGAAGTAGTAGATATTGAATGCCAGACTAACATAGAACTTCTGGATAAGTACTCCGCTTCCACATTTAATATGATGGTAAAGGCTAAAGGTAAGGATTGGAACAGGCTTAAAATAGGGTTTGATAAATGCTGCTCTGCATCGGTACACCAGATTGATGCAATCCGTTCAATACTTTCTTTTGAGAAAGCTAAAATGCAAATACTATGAACACTTACCAAGATTTACCCCCACAAGAACGAATGGTCTTTATTGCAAAAATTTATCACAATATTTGGTACGATGAAGATAGATTTGCAGAGATTAAAAGATTAGTAAACGAATGGGAATTAAACCCAACTAAGGAAGCAAAATATTTAAATCAAATACACAATGGAACAGACACAACAGAAATTTGCTGAAGGCATTTATTTAAGCAAGACAGTTAAAGGTTATTTTAGTTTATCAATTAAGCAACCAGATGGAACATATAAAAAGTATGTAGCCTTTGAAAGCAAAAAGAAGGACAAATTTGATAACCTTATTTACTCTGTCTTTGACAAACAACAAAAACCAAAAGAAGATTTACCATTTTAATTATGAATACTCAACTTGTAACCTTAAAGTCATTAATGAAATCACAGTTAGCATTAATGAAGAAAATAGAAATGCTTTTAAAAGATGAACCTGTAAAGCTAAAGTCTGCACATATTAGCAAACATTCTGACAGGATTATAGATGCTGTAAATAAAGAGTTTGAAACGATATGTACTGTATCTGTAAAGAATAAGCAGGTATCTGATGCCAGAGCAGTAGCTATGTATCTTTTAAATAAGTACACTAAACTTAATTTAACTGAAATAGCTTTAGCTACAGGCAGGAACAACCACACTACAGTTATAGCAGCAAAAGATAAAGTTCTGTCTTTTATGCAGATATACCCAGACTTTAAAGAAAAAGTTGATAAAATTGAACTTGAATTAGAAAATTAGTTTTATCTTCGTGTTATGAAGGTGTCAGACTTCATATTTAAAAACTTTTATTTTTCCTATTAGGGGGCGGTGCTGACACACCAAACCCTTTTAGGATTTTTTATTTTATGAATACAGGACAGATAATAAAAAGTAAAACTACTGAAAGGTTTACTACCCTACCAAATGATATTATTAAGTCTAAGAATTTAACACTTGAAGAAAAAGGTCTTTTAAGCTACTTGTTAAGCCTACCTTCTGATTGGGTTTTATACAGACAGAACCTTTACAATAGTTTGCCCGATAAGAAAGGAACTATAGATAAATGCTTTAGAGGTCTTCAGCAGAAAGGATATATAGTAAGTTTTAAAGTACACGATTTAACTACAGGTAAGTTTAAAGGTTGGAATCACGTGGTCTATGATATATCTACCGATAGTGGAATTGACCGAGTTCGGGATTTACCGAGTTCGGGTTTTACCGATGTCGGTGAAAATGCCCCTATACTAAAGACTAATGTATTACTAAATACTAATTTATTACAAAAGACTAATAGTATACAAAAGCCCTTACAATCTGAAGTTATTAGTTATTTTTTAGAGAAAGGTAGTACAGAAGATAGGGCAAAGAAAGCCTTTGAATACTATGAAGCAGGTAATTGGACAGACAGCAAGGGAAATAAAGTAAAAAATTGGAAACAAAAAATGTTAGCTAATTGGATAAATAACAATAACTTTACTAAAACCACTACCAATGACAAACTTGACGCTTACAAATCAAAATTTGACAACATCGTTAATTCAGAATGGGCAAGAGAAATTGACAGCCAGATTCAGCAACGCAAAGAAAACATCTAAAATAATAGATGCTACAGTTGCAGACATCATTGGGATAGTAAATAAGGGAATGATTCTGTTAGGCATCAAAGCCGAAAAGCTACCTACTGAATTTGAACTTACCTATATGGTCCAGATGATTCGCCAAGACTATACATACCTTCCAATAGGAGAACTATCTTTAGCTTTTGAGTTAGCAGCTACCAATAAATTAGATACTGAAGCAGAAACTTACCAAAACTTTTCTGTGCTGTACTTTTCAAGAATGATGAGTTCTTATGCAAGATGGGCAGCAAAACAGATATATGAGGTTAAAGAAGTAATAAAAGAATTACCTGTACCAAACGTAGATGAAGATGAATTAATCCAAATGTCATTGGATAGCTACAAAAAGACAAGGCAGTTTGACCAGATATTTATGAGCCTTAAAGTTTTTAATATCCTGCACAAAAGAGGACTAATAAACTTTGATGCAGAAGATATTGTTTTACAGGCAGAGATAGAATTAAAGAGAAGAATTACAGATAATGTTAGTAGAAAAGAAATTAAAAAGATTTTACAAGACGATGACCAAATGGAATTAACTTGTAGAAGGATAGCATTAGCAGAATACTTTAAAACTATAATATGACACCAAAAGAAAAAGCAGAAGAATTGTTTTACAAAATGTCTACTAATAGTTCAGATGAAGACCACCATTGCAGCCATTATGTAGCAAAAAATTGTGCACTAATAGCAGTTGATGAAATATTAAAAGCTAATTTAGTTTGGTACATTAATAGTATTCCTCATAAATATTGGACTAATGTAAAAAAAGAAATACAAAATCTATGAATAATTTAACATTAATTTTAATAGCAGGTTTATTTATTGCCTTAATATGGGCAGGTAACGAATTAAATAATTGGTCTGATAAAAATAATAACTTATGAAAATAACAACCTGTTGCGGTGCAGAAACTGACTTTACTGAAATCGGTATCTGTCCAGAATGTTTAGAGCATTGCGATTTTGAAACAATAGAAGAATAATATTTAACAACAATGAAAATAACTATTGAAACAAATGAGATGTCAGTAATGATTGAAGAACAAGTAGGAGATATTAAAGACTTACTAGATGTTTATAGAAGATTGGCAATCGCATTAACTTATCACCAAGATTCTTGGGATATTGCAATATTTGAAATAAGTGATGAAATTAAAAATAAATAACTATGTGTAAGATAATATTCTTCTCTATATTAATTAGTGCACTTATATTAGCATATTTTATAGCAAAACAGCATAAAGATGATGACCCATTTTTCTTTTAAAAACAAATAATTATGAAAGAACAAACAGCAGTAGAATGGTTGGAAGATAATTTAATCGGAAATCCTTTTAGTGAAAAAGATTTTTCCCATAATGTAAATGTTTTTAAACAAGCCAAAGCAATGGAGAAAGAGCAAAGAAATAAAGATTACAACGCAGGATATACGGATGCACAGTGCAACCACATAAACGATTGTGAGAATTATGGCAATGAACAAGATTATGCACGGTAAAGATGTCAAGTTTATTGTGCAAAAAACAGGACAATTAATGTGCAATATAAAGCACTTTTACCAACGATAATGTGCAGTATATACCACGTTAACGTAGAAAGAGCAATATAATGCATTAAATTTCAGAAAAATTCAGGCATATTTTGTAACAAATAATTAAAAATGGAAGATAAAATAGTTCAATCAGTTATAGATAAGTTTAATCAGAGGTCTGAATTAGGCATACAAAAGTATGGCACAACGCTTGACCAGAACCTATTAACATTAGATGAATGGCTAACACACGCACAGGAAGAAGCAATGGACTTTGTCTTATATTTGGAGAAGATAAAGAAATTAGGTATAGGCAACGCTAAATTACACTAACTTTGTAAATATGACAGCATCCGAAATTACGAAATGGGCAAAGAAACAATTAGAAGATGAAGGCTGTAGATTAAATCGTGTTAACAATATTCCTGTACACAGAAGAAAGGGAACTATTGAAAGAGGTTGGTCAGACCTGCAAGGTTACACAGAAGAAGGGCAGTATGTAGCTATTGAGGTTAAAACTTCTGGAGATAAATTAAGTGTTTATCAGAAGCAAAGATTAGATGATATTGTAGATTGCAAAGGATTGGCATACATAGCTACTGAAGTGGAAGGTTTACCAATACTAAGAAGTTGGACAGGAATTTAATAATAGAAGAACTTTGGCACAGCAAAGATGTAGATGATGCAATTAAGAAGATGCATCCGGTTGAGATGCAGGAAGATTTAAAGAGTGAATTGTTTTTAGTGGTAGCTGAACTTGATGAAAGTAAACTGATTGAACTTTACAAAAAGAATCAATTAAAGTTTTATATGGTTCGGGTTATGATTAATATGGTCCGGAGTTCTAAGAGCAAATTTTATAAGAACTACAGGAACTACCAAGAATATATACCTATTGAAATACAGGAGAATGAGCAGTCAGATGTAACACAGATAATGCTTGAACACATTGAAGGTCTTTATTGGTATAATAAAACTATATTAAATCTTTACACTTTTGAATTTAACAAGAATGCAAAAGAGTTGAGCAGACAGACAGGCATACCATATCAATCTATTATCAGAAGTTTAAACGATACAAAAAGAGAATTAAAGAAAAAAATACGACAATGATTATAATTACTGCTATCTGCTTTGCTTTGTTTTTTGTAGAGATACATAGATTTAATGTTAAATGGAAGTTAGACTTTAAGCCATTTAACTGTGGTTCTTGTCTTGCTGCTTGGACTGCATTAGCTTTATATTTATTACCTACTATAGTTACTGAAATAGCTTTTGTAATGTTTGTATCTGGTGTACTTGCACCAATAGGTAGACAGGCTATGGAATTTATTTGGAAATACTTTTCTCAAAAAAACTTTAAATGAAACAAGAACACCTTGATTATTTAGAAAGCAATATAGCCAATTACAATATGGCTCAAAGCGGTTATATCAGAAACCTTGACTTAGAACTATTGCAGATGTATGAGCATATTTACAGAGCCAATATAGACCCATCCTTCGTGCTTACTAAGTGGTGCAGTTCCTGCGTTATGGATTTAATAAAAAGACTTTATGCATACTATCTAAGTTTACCACAGGAACAAGTACAGCAGTTAACACAGTCTGTAGAAATTATAATTAAAAAGAGGGGCAGACCTAAGAAATGAATGAAGCAGAACTTTTTGAGATTATAAAAAAGTACATACCAGATTTGGTAAAGACTGACCAATTTAATCCAAAGGATGCATATTCAAAACATTATGATTTATCAATAGAGTTAAAGTGCAGGAATAAACATTACAATAAATTACTGATTGAGAAAATTAAATACGATTCATTGATAAAGAATAAAAATGTAAGGTATATATGTTCAACACCTTTAGCAATATATTCTTTTGACTTACATAAAATAAAAGAACCTAATTGGGTTCTTTCAAGTTTACCAATGACAAGTGAGTTTGATAATAGAAGCAACATAGATAAGCTAATAGGTTGTTTAGATATTGATGATGCTAAAAAAATAAAATGCGAATAGTCGGAATAACATCACCACAAAGCGGAGTAGGTTACCATAGGATTATTATGCCGGTGGCACATATGCAGAAAGAATATGCAATGCTGACCGATACAGTTACAGATGAAATAGTAGATAACAATTACGATATTTTTTTAATGAATAGGTACTTCACAGGTGTAACCATTCAACAAGTACTTGAAATGAGAAAGAAGTACGGCTTTAAACTTGTGGTTGATAATGATGACTTTTGGAGGTTAGATGCTTCTCACGTTCTTTATAATCGTTATGCTGATGGGGATATTACAAACAAGATATTAGAGTATGTAAGGGCAGCAGACCTATGTACTGTAACACACGAAAGATTAGCTGATGAAGTTTACAAGTATAATAAAAATGTTGAGATAATACCCAATGCTTTACCATACGGAGAAGAACAGTTTTTAGATAATAAGATTGAATCAGAATTAGTTAGGTTGTTCTGGGCAGGTAGTGGTACACACGAACACGATTTAAAGATACTTAAAAACCCTATGCGTAAAATAACGCAGCTACCTGTGAAGTCTGTGATTGCAGGGTACAATGACCAAGAGCAATTTGTTTGGAATAAGATGGCAATGTGGTTTAGTAATAACTATAACATACCTACGCAGATTTACAGATTTACTGAAGTGTTTAAATATATGGCAGCTTATGCTGACTCTGATATTAGCCTAATTCCATTAGTTGAATCTACTTTTAATTCAATGAAGTCTAATTTAAAAGTATTGGAAACGGCTGCAAAGAAAAACCCTGCTATAGTTTCTAATGTGCATCCTTATAAAGATATGCCTGTACTGTATGTTAACAAACAATCTGATTGGTTCAAACATACAAGGGATTTAGTACACGATAAAGCAATGAGAGATGAATTAGGATTAAAGCTATATGAGTACTGTAATGCTAACTATTCACTTAAACATATAAATAACAAAAGATATGACATTTATAAGAGATTAATCTCTTGAAATGCCTGTAATTAAGTGTAGCAACGGAAAATATAGAATAGGTGGGGGTTCGTGTATTTATGAATCAGAAGAAAAAGCACAGAAGGCTTGGACTGCTATTAGAGTAGCAATGGTTGAAAGCTATAACGACTACCCACAATCTGCAAGGGTAAATGCTCAAAGGGCAATAAATTTAAGGGAACAATACAAATTAGGTTGCGGAACTCCTGTAGGATGGGCAAGAGCCAATCAGTTAGCAAATGGAGAAAATATTACAAGAGAAACAATAGCAAGAATGTCAGCCTTTGCAAGACACAGAGATAATTCTAAAGGTAACCCTAAAGAAGATTGCGGTGCTTTGATGTGGTTGGCTTGGGGTGGGGATGCAGGTATTGAATGGGCAAGTAAAAAATTACAAGAAATAGATAAGAAATGAATCATCACGCAGTAGATAATAAAAGCATAGGAATGTGTTTGGCATCAATTATGTTAAAGATATGGTCAGATATGGCTTTAAGTGATTTGGCTACAGGATTAGCAGCTATTGCAGCAATAACTACAGTTGCCTATAATCTACAGAGAATGTACAAAGAGTGGAAGCAAAAATAGATTTTATATAAATTAATTTTTAAATATGAAACTAAGTGAACATCTTGAACTATCTGAAGTAGTAAGGTCTGAATCAGCTAAGAGATTAGGTATAAGCAATATGCCTACAGAAGAACATATAAATAACTTTAAGAAATTAGCAGAACATATCTTTGAGCCTATTAGAGCCAATTTTAGATGTCCTATATTAATATCAAGTGGATATAGGTCGAAGGCTTTAAACTCGGCTATTGGCGGTTCAGCGACATCACAGCATTGTCTTGGCGAAGCTGTTGATATTGATATGGATGGAACAGGGCAAGGTGTTACTAATAAAGATATTTTCGACTATATTAAAAATAGTCTTAACTTTGACCAATTAATTTACGAATTTGGAAACAAAGAGAATCCGGATTGGGTTCACGTGAGTTACAAAAGTAATGGGAATCAGAGGAAGCAAGTGTTACGAGCCACAAAAATAAATGGCAAGACAACATACGCACCATATGATAGAAAAAACTAAGAGAAGAAGATTATTTTTTGACATAGAGGTAAGTGCAAACATTGGTTTATTCTGGCAGTCTGGATATAAACTGAATATTGGACCAGAGAATATAATAAAAGAGAGAGCAATAATTTGTATTTGTTATAAGTGGGAAGATGACCGGATTGTGCATTCTTTAAAATGGGATGCAAAGCAGGATGACAAAAAGTTGTTACAGCAGTTTATTAAAGTGATTAATGCGAGTGATGAAGCAGTAGGGCATAACGGAGATAGGTTTGATTTATCTTGGATTAGAACACGCTGTTTATTTCACAAGATAGATATGTTCCCTAACTATGTTACTATTGATACTTTAAAAATAGCAAGGCAGAAGTTTAGATTTAATAGCAATAAGTTAAATTACATTGCAGACTTCTTAGGGATAGGCGAAAAGATTAAGACAGACTTTGGACTTTGGAAAAAGATAATGTTAAATAAAGACCCAAAGGCAATGGCAGATATGATTAAGTATTGTCAGAAAGATGTGGTCTTACTTGAAAAGGTTTATAAGGAGTTGGCAAAGCATACTGTGAATAAAACCCATTACGGAGTTATATTTGGGCAGGATAGGGGAAGTTGCCCAGAGTGTGGTAGTGATACTTTAAAGATACAGAATAGGAGGATTTCAGCAAGTGGGGTGAGAAAGATACAGTTCCAATGCAGTACCTGTGGAAAACATAATACTAAAATAGAAAAGTAATGTTACCTAAGAAACTTAACAAGATGAATATAGACGAGCAGGAAGCGTACATCGTTAACAGGTTAAATGAATTGTACATTAAAGAGAAGTTATACAGGATTGCACTTGCTAAAGTTAGAGGTAATGTTAAAATAGATATATCAGAGATTGACAGACCAGATTTAATGCTAATGAAAGTTGAGGATTAAAATAAAATATACTAAACTTGGAAAACAAAAGGCTTGGGGAATGGCTGATTCAGACGGGTTGGTACTTCTTGACAGTAGGCTTAAGAGTAAGAAGCACCTTGAAATATTATTACACGAGTGTTTGCATATTTTATACCCTAAAAATTCTGAAGAAGAAGTAGTCGAGAAGTCTATTATCTTAACTAATACTTTGTGGCACGAGAAGTACAGAAGAATAGAAGATAGCGAAACAGTACCTTTGCAGGATGGTAGCTTATGAAGAAACATACAAAACTATATTTTGACTATTTTGGCTATACTAAAGATGAATTTATTGCCTGTGAAGTATGCGGTGGTAAAGCTGTTGACATTCATCACATTGATTGCAGGGGTATGGGTGGCAGCAAAGTTAAAGACGAGGTCAAGAATTTAATGGCTGTGTGCAGGGAATGTCATTTAAAGTATGGGGATAAGAAAGAGTTTATGGAACTTTTAAAAGAAACACATTATAAATTTATGGACTACTATGGCAAAGGATAAAGAAATATTTGTAGCTGTTTATACAAATAAAGTTAAAAGCTATTGCGATGTAGAGTTCTTTAATGCATTGCAAAACAATATTAGCACCGAAAATATTTATGTAGTTGATAATACAAATGATAACGGACTATATGCATCTGAATTAAGAAATATAATTAATTGCAGTATTGTTAATTTAGACATACCAATAGAGCCACAGCATACTAAATTCCACAGGAAGGTTGCAGAATCGGTTTTATACTTAAGAGATATTTTTTTAAAGTCTGATTATAAATATTTTTTAATAGTTGAAAGTGATGTTGTTATTCCACCTAACACAATAGATACACTTTTAAATAACATTGAAACAATGCCACCAGATACAGGGGCAATTGGGGCATTATACTATGAAGGATTTCACAACTACTCATTAACAGGGATACAATATACTAATCACGTTTTAAGTGGATGCACAATTTACAAAAGAGATATGATAGAGAAATATCCTTTCCGTTATCAAGAAGATTATTTACAGGCATTCCCAGATGCTCTTATCTGCATAGATGCTATCAACGAATATAAGTATTACAACAATCACGAATTAATCTGTAAACACGCACATTCAAGTAATGGTTCAAGATATGTATAAAATAAATAGTATTACAATAGATTCAACAAACTCTGTAACGGACTTATGTCTGCTTGGTGTAAAATACCCAACCGACAAATCTCCGTACAATACAGAAGGCAACTTACACAAACACGCATATACAGCTATCTATAATCTTTTGTTTTCTAACCTTAGATATAAAGATATTAAACTTGGAGAGTTAGGAATTTTAGATAATAACTCTATGCTAAGTTGGAGAGAGTTTTTCCCTAATGCTAAACTATACGGCTTTGAATGGTTTGATGAAAGATTGGATAAAGCAATTAATGATAATATTGATTGTACATATATTAAGATGAATGTAAAAGATGTTAATTCAATATCTGAAGGACTATCTGTTGCAGGAAGCAAATTTGATATATTAATAGAGGATTCAACACACCTATTTGAGGACCAAATAAAGTTTGTAAATGAAGCATATAAGCATTTAAACCCCGGAGGGATATTAATAATTGAAGATATATTTATAAATGCGAATGAAGAAGATTACTTTAAAGCTATAAATCTTGAACACTTTTGTTCTGCAACATTCATATTTGCAAATCATAATTTAAAGAACTCTTTAGGATGGAACAATGATAAGTTACTTGTGCTACATAAAAACGATAAATGTTTATAAATATTATAACACCCTGTTCAAGACCACAGAATTTAAAATTAATTTCTGAAAGCATAAACATACCTAAAGAAAACTTTAAGTGGATTGTGGTTTATGATTCAATGGAAGTATTTGAATCACCTGATAATTGTGAAGCATATTGTGTTAAAGATAACAATAGTATATACGGCAATGCTCAAAGAAACTATGCCCTTGATTTAGTTACTGATGGGTACGTTTACTTTAACGATGATGATACAACCATTTATCCAGATTTATGGGATGAAATAAAGCACAAAGAAGCAGACTTCATATCATTTAAACAATCTAACAAAGATGGTTCAATAAGGTTGGAAGGGAATCAAATTATACCTAACTTTATAGATAGTCATAATTTTATAGTATCTGCTAAATGTATAACCTCAAGATGGGCATTAGACAGATATGATGCTGATGGAGTTTTCGCAGTTGAATGTTATGAGAATGCAAAAGAAAAGTTATATATTCCTAAAGTATTATCTATTTATAATTCTCTAAAGTAATGGCAAAACAAACGGGTAGCAGTAAGACAACATTTGGTAAAAGAAAAAGAGGGATAGCTAAAAAATCATTTAATAAACACAGTCCAAGACCTAAAAAATATAAAGGTCAAGGAAGATAAAACAATAAACTATGGCGGTAAAAAACTTAAACCCAGTTACAGGCATAATGGATTTTAAAACATTCTCAAAGAATCCTATTGTAGCTACATTATTTTTAGTACTTATAGCAATATCTTATTTATACATTGATGTTAAATCTACTTTTAAAGAACAAATAGTATCACAGAATGCTAAAGTTATTAAATTAGAAGAAAAAGTTGATGTGATGCAAATACTTCTAAGGAGGACAGATTCTTCATTAGCTGCTGCCACAACTAAATTAAGTACATTGGAACAATTAGGTAAAATTCAAATGATTAAATAATGAAGTACATATTTTTATTACTATTAACAGGATGTAGTTTGTCTGCTCAAAACGATAGTAATGAGCAAAAGAAAGATGCTGAATATCAAAAGTTAATTAATGATGTAAAGAATAATCACAATACCTTTAACAGAGTACAGGCTAAAGCCAAAGCAAAAGAAACTAAGTTAGTCTATCAAGCAATAAGTAAAATAGCAATTTTAAGTGAAGAAGTGAAAAGCCTTAAAAATGATATAAGTAAAATAAAGGTAGATACAATATACATACACGATACGATACAGATTAAAGAGAAAAAGAACTTTTGGGGTAAAACAAAAGTAGACACTACAAATAATTAATATATGAAAAAGTTATTTAATTGGTTAGCAGGATTTTTCAGTTCAGAAAGTGGTACATCAAGTAAAAGACTTGTAGGCATTATAGGTGCTTTTGTTTTGTTCTTTACTATGTTCGATAATTCAAGGTCTGAAAGCCACTTTGCACCTGCTGATTCTTTAGTATGGGCAACCTTTGCATTAAGTGCCACTGCACTTGGACTTACAACTATTGAAACAGTAACAGATTTAATTAAAGGCTACAAAGAAAAGAAAGATAGCTAAACTATATTTAATGATAAACGATAACGAGATTACAAAGTTAGGTAGACCTACAAAGTACAAAGAAGAATACTGTGAAATGCTCATAGAACATATGGCAGAAGGCTATTCTTTTGAATCTTTTGGGGGAGTTATTGAAGTTGCTGAAGATACTTTATACGAATGGGCGAAGGTTAATAAGAATTTTTCCGACTCCAAGAATATAGGAACGCAAAAAAGTATGGTTTGGTGGGAGAAAGTAGGGCGTAAAGGAATGATGAACGATATACCTTTCTTTAACGATAGAATCTGGAGGTTGAATATGATTAACAGATTTAGGAGTAAGTGGACTGATGGAACGAAGAACGAGAATAATAACAATGTTAAAAAAGAAATAGTTGTCAGATACGCAAACAACAGAGATAACGCTACCGATTCCACACAAGAGCCAGAAACAGATTCTTAACTGTAATAAGCGGTTTATAGTTTTAATGTGTGGCAGGAGATGGGGTAAGTCCTTAATCTCTCAAAGTATAGCTATAGAGAATGGTCTGGATAATAAAATAATAGCATACGTTACACCTACATACCAACTTGCTAAAGTATTCTTTGATGAACTGATTAAAATTATACCTGCTGAAATCATTACATCTAACAGGTCTGATTTAACCATTCAGTTTATTACAGGTGGGGTAATACGATTTTTCACAGGGGAAAGGTTAGACAACTTCAGAGGTCTAAAGTTCCATATGGCTATCATTGATGAAGCATCCTACATTCCAAACTTAGAACAAGGATGGCTTAATAGTATTAGACCAACTCTGACAGACTTTAAAGGGAAGGCAATCTTTCTATCAACTCCAAGAGGACAGAATTACTTTTACTCTTTGTTTATGAAGTCAGATGCTAATTGGGCATCTTATAAGTTCAGCACATACGATAACCCACACATTGACAAGGATGAGATAGATGATGCTAAAAGCCAATTACCTTCAGCGGTATTTGAGCAGGAGTATATGGCTAATCCTATGGAGAATGCAGCTAATCCATTTGGTAGTGAGCATATCAGAGCCTGTATCAGACCAATGAGTTATAACGAGCCTGTATGTTACGGCATTGACCTTGCCAAGTCTTATGACTTTACAGTTATCATAGGACTTGATTTGAACGGCATTGTCTGCTATTATGAACGATTCCAAAGGGATTGGTCAACCACAAAACAAACCATCCTTAAACTGCCTAGAAAGCCTATTGTAATCGATTCAACAGGAGTAGGTGACCCAATCTTTGAGGACTTACAAAGGGAAGGTTTACAGATACAAGGGTTAAAGTTCACACAGGGAAGTAAGCAACAGTTGATGATAGGACTACAGACAGCTATCCATACTCAAAAGATAGGCTACCCAGATGGGGAAATAGTCAGGGAGTTAGAAGTCTTTGAATATCAGTACTCTGCAACAGGGGTAAAGTACTCTGCCCCCTCTGGATTTCACGATGATTGCGTTATGGCACTTGCTTTAGCGTGGCATAATATGAACTTTAAGGCAGGTTCAGGTAGGTACAACTTCTTATAATGCAACAATGTTGCAAAAATACTTTAAAAATAGTTGTAGTATATTGACTTTTGTATTAACAATAGGTTTATCTTTGGTATTCAATAACAAATAAACCACTACACAATGACACAAACAGCACACAGAAATTTAATCTTAGAAATTTCAGAAATCAACGAAGAAACAAATGTTTTTACCATTGCTAAAAATATGATGAAAGCTTTAAGGAATAATGAAATAACAAGTAGACAGTATGATTTACTTGCAGGAGAATTACAATTAGAGTGCCTTCGCCAAAAACTCCCAACATCAAACTTAATTTGTTCTTTATTTTAAAACACAAGGGGTGCAGCATCCTATCAACTGCAATAACCATCTAAACTAAACATTATGAAGTATTACAAAGTAACAATCGGAACGAAAGTAGAAACAGTTTATCAACCATCTTTAAAAGAAGCTAAACAACTTGCTCAATGGCTTAAACAAAAATGGGGCATCAATGGTAAAACTACTGTTAAATTAATTGGATACATAAACCAGATAAACTAAACACAATGATTTACGAAATCAGAACAAAGAAAGAAGTTATCAGACCTTACCATTCCAATTACAATAAGTATATGCAGAAGAAGATAATGGAAGTCTATGTAGGGGTTATAAATCCTTATGGGGATTATATGATAATGGACTGCACAGGACCACACAATGCAATCTACCACACAGAAAGAGAATTACCACAGGTAGAAAAGATACTACAGAAAGAAGGCATCATTTACACTATAAACAAAATCAACAATGGAAAACTTAACAAACAAACAGGCAGCAGTAGGGTTAACAATAATTTTAATTCTGATACTTCTGGCGGACAACTTTTAGAATGCGATATATGCGAAGGCACAGGGTGGTTAGATATTAATCATACCTGCCCAAAATGTGAACCATAATCTATTGTTATATCAAAAACTTTATTTAACTTCGCTAAAACCATCTACAATGAAATCTTATTTTAACGAGTATTTAGAATCCGAAATGAATGCTATAAAAATTCAAGGAGAAGTTGATTCCCTTGCTATAGCCTTTAAGTATGTAATTAAAACCTTGACAGACGAACAAGCCAAACTTGCCAAGACTTTTATAGAAATGGTAACAATATCAGATAAAACAAAAACAACCATATATGATTCACGATTTACTGAAAACAGAAAGGACTAAGCAAGGATTAACACAGAAACAACTTGCTGACAAAGCAGGTGTTAGCTTCGTAAGTATTAACCGTATTGAGAAAGGAAATCTCCCCAGAGTTTCTGTAATCAATCAAATCTTTAAAGCACTTGGAAAAGACCTACAATTTGTTATTGCAGATTCTGCTCTGGTCAATTAAGCTAACAGCTTACACGATGATTTTAATAATAGCCTTGCCAATTATATTGGTGGGGTTATTATTAGAGTTAAAGGAATGGTATAATAACATTCATTATTAATAATACTAATATGACTTGGGAAGATATTAACTTATTTAAATATCAAAGGCTTATCCCTGTTTTGCAGGAAGGAGAAAACATAGACCAATACTCAAAGATAATTGGCATCCTTTATGATATGACAGATAACGAAGTTAATAGCTTGTCAATAAGCCAATACTTAGATTTAAAAGCAAAGGTTAACTTACTTTTAAACACAGACATCAAAGGTCAGCCTGTTAAGTACATTAAGTTGAAAGGTCGCAGGTATAAGTGCATTTATGATATAAGGAACTTACCTGCTGCCAGATACATTGAAACAAAAGTATTTAGTGAGGACTTTATAGGCAACATTCATAAGATAGCTGCATCAATGGTAATGCCTATGAAGAAAACTTTATTCGGTTGGAAGTTGGATAAGTACGATGCCAGTAAACACGATGTGTACGCACAGGATATGTTGGAAGCAAGGTTTGTAGATGTGTATCAGAGTGCAGTTTTTTTTTTAAGTGTTTATCTGAATTGGATAAAAGTTTCGCAGGATTATATGATACAGGAGTTGAGCAAGACAGTAACCCATTCGGAAGCAGTAAAGGAGGTAGCAGATTTGTTGAAGTTTATGGATGGCATTATACCATATACGAAATTGCCAAGCTCAACAATCAAGCGGTTAACGAGGTCTGGGAGATGAAAACTTTAGAATATTTAAACACGATGGCATATATAAAAGCTTTGAGGGATTATCAGAAATGAGGTATTTAGACTTAGATGTACTTGTGCATAACGACTCAACTAAGTTAATGGACAGCTTGGATATGGACTTTGACTTAGAAACCTGTGATATTAAAACAATAAGGTTATATGACATTAGTTTTATAATGCCATACGAGCAGAACGGAATAGACTATACACAGATATTTGTTAGTGGCAATTCTTTTATAAGTCCATTAGATTATAACACATTTAAGAAATTGGTTACGGTGTTTGGTTAAATAAAGGCAGGTGTCCTTTTACCCTATTCTTCGGAGTAGGGTTTTTTTTGTCAGTTATTTTAGCTTTAATCACACATTTATAGGTGTGAGCATATCCAAAGAACAAGCTAAAGCATTCGCTAATAATTTCCTGCAAACATTAGGAAGCAGTCAATACGACAAAGACCCAAAGATAGGCGGAGTTATTGAAGCTATGCTTTTGCAGTATGGATTGGAGTGGAACAAGGAAGCTAAAAAGAACCTTGAAAAATCTAAAGCTATAAGTTCTGGTGCATTGGCAGACATCTCTGTTCCAAGAGTATACCCAACGGCTACAGGCTACACATTAGAGTTAGGATATCCTTTGAATTCTGCACAGGCAGGTTACTATGATTTCGTGAACAAGGGTGTGCAGGGCGTAGGAGGTGGTACAAAGCCTAAGAAGGCATCTGGAACTTATAAGTATAAAACGGCTTACCCTAATAAGAAGATGGCTTTAGCTATACTCCTATGGCTTAGGAAGGCTAACCTATCTGTTAGGAATGTACCAAAGGCTACAACAGGACTTGAAAGGAAAAGAAAGAAGTTATCAAAAATGGTAGGGGATGCAGAGAATAAAAAGAAGTTAGCCTACGCTATCTCTACTAACATAAAAAAGAATGGTCTAAGGGCAACCTACTATATCGATAAAGCTAATAAGATAATCTTTGATAAGAACTTTCAAGCAGGATTAGCGGAAGCATTAGACGCAGAAGTAACAATTCAAATACGTTCAATAAATGGCAGCAGTAATAAATGATTCACCGAGTGCATATGCACCGGCACACGATGACATATGGTTTACGTTAACCTCAAATCAAAGTGGTACAACTAACTTCAAATTTGTAGTAGATATTAAAGTAAACAATACTTTGGTATCAAGGGCAAAAGTATTCCCAGATGCAAGTGGGTATGGGTACTATAATTCCGGTCCTATAGTTAGGGCATACATTACCAATTACTTTGAGCCTTCAGGTAGTTCAATCCTTGTGGCATCAAATGATAAACTGCACGTGGACTATAAATTAGAACTTGGCGAAGAAGTAAGCGGTGTAGTAACAACTAACCAAGCGAGTGGAAACTTTGCAGGTTATAATTGTTACAGGTCTATGTTTACAGACTATTACAAAACAGGTGCAACTACTTTTACAAGCTATTACGATACCAACACCTTGACGAACTATGAAGATAATTGGCTCACTGAAAGGGATTTAACAATAGGTGCAGATGTAAACGAAAGTATGTTTATAACCTTCTTTAAAAAGACAGCAGGAACTTACACAGGTGTTTTACAAATAGTAGGCGAAGGCGAAGTGGTACAAAGTTCTGTGAGTGGAACAATAGCTTTAAATGAAATGAATCTATTTAATTTGGGTTCAGCGAATATAAATACTTGGGCTGCATCAGCGGTCATAAATGCAAATACTTATGGTTACAACTTTTACTTGGACAGAGCAGGAACTAAATCACGTACAGTTAAAATACGAAATAAATGCTACCCAAAGCATCAGCCATATAACATTCACTTCCTCAACAGACTTGGTGGTTACGATACGATGAAATTTGCCTTAGTAAATAAGAGGTCAAGTAACTTTGAAAAGCAGACATTCCAGAAACCACAATGGCAAAGCCAAAGTAATGTAAAGGTATTGGCAGATAGTTACAATAGGATAAATGAAACGAATGTAGCTTTTTCTGTAAACCACAAGAACAGAATGCACTTAGTAAGTGATTGGGTTAGTCAGCAGGATTCAGATTGGATGCAGCAATTAATCGCATCAACATCTGTATATATTGAAAGCAATGGCGGTTACTTTCCTGTTACTATAAGTACTTCTCAATATGACTTTAAGATAGTTGCAGCGGATAAACTTTGGAACGTAGAAATAGACATTGATATAAGCAGAACTATTAACTCTCAATTCAGATAATGAAAACAGAAATCTTTATTGAAGGTCAGCCTTTGGACTTAATGGATAACTTACCTACAGAGTTCACCTATGCTATTGATGACATACAAGACTTTGGCAGCAAGAACACATCATTTAGTAAGACTTTAAATATAGCAGGTTCAGCTAACAACAATCAAATCTTTGGTTTTGTTTTTGATTTAGGTAATGCTAATTTAACCAATGATGCAACACCTAACGTAGGTTATAACTTTAACGCTACTAAGGCTGCACAATGTAGAATCTTCGTGGATGGTATACAGGTGTTTAAAGGCATTCTAAGGCTATTAGAAATGGTTAGAACAGGCGAGGTAATAGAATATCAATGTTCTGTATTTGGTGAACTTGGTGGCTTTATAACTGCCCTTGCAAATAAGAAATTAGAAGAACTTGATTTCTCTGCATATAATAAGGCTTGGTCATATACTAACATTACTAACAGTTGGGATACTATAGCAGGTAGCAATGTTTTGTTTCCTTTAGTAGATACAGGTGAGGTAAGCACTGATAAAATTAGCTTTGACTTTAAAGCGTTTAAACCTGCTTTGTTTGTTAGGGAGTATTTAGAAAAGATTATTACTGCATCTGGTTACACTTGGGATTTCCCTTTGCTGACAACTTCTTTAATGAATAGGCTTGTTATACCGAACAATCAATCAGTAGTAACTAAGCTATCAAATAACATAGGGGATTATAGACCAACAAATGGAACTTATAATTCTATTACACGAGTTCCATTAACAACTATTTTAGCAGGTAACTTTACAAAAACAGGTGGAGATACTTTAGAATATACAGCAGCAGGAAGCATAGTAACTAATATTAAATGGCAGGTAGGTGGAACTATTAATACTACTACTTCTGTTCCTGTAACTGTAGATATAACACTTTGGAAAAATGCAACAATACTAAGCAATAAAAGCTTTAACGTAACGAGCAATCCGCAATCATTTATAGTTAATGTTAATCTAAGCAATATAACAATCTCTAATGGAGATGATATATATATTGGTATATCTACAAATGTTACTCAAATAAGAATTAGCACAGGTGCTTTATTATTTACAACAGAAGCATCTACCAGAGTGCCTATAGGGTACAATGAAACATTAATTATAAACGATACTCTACCACTTGGTATTTTTCAAAGGGATTTCTTTTTATCAATTTGCAAAATGTTTAACCTCTATGTTTACGAGGACCAATGGGATAGCAAGAAACTTATCATTAAACCTTATGTAGATTTCTATGATGGTAGCTTTATAGATTGGTCTAACAAGATTGATAGAAGTAAACCTCTTGGTATAAAGCCAATGTCAGAAATTAATGCAAGGTATTATGCTTTCAAGTACAAATCAGATAATGACTTCTACAATGACAACTATAAAAAGAAGTTTAACGAAGGCTACGCAGATAGGCTTTACGACACCGAATTTGATTTTGTTAAAGATACAGATAGTACGGAAGTAATATTTGCATCAAGTCCATTATACCAAGCTACAGGAACAGATAAGATTTATCCTGCTATATATAAAAAGTCTGACAATAACACAAAGGAAGATAGGATGGACTTTGTGATTAGGATTTTACAGGCTAAGAAGATTACAGGTAGAACATCTTGGACAATAACTAATGGTGCATCTTTAGGTAGTCAAACAACATACGGATATGCAGGACATTTAGATGACCCATTTACTCCTACTAATGACATAAACTTTGGCGCACCAAAAGAATTATATTTTACTGCATCTACCTATCCAACTACTAACCTATTCAATGCCTACTATTCAGATTATATGGCAGAGATAACAGATAAAGATAGTAAGCTATTAAAGTGTGAAGCATTGCTAAACATAGCAGACATACAAAACCTTGACTTCTCAAAGTTAATAATGATTGATAATCAGCTATTCAGACTTAACAAAGTGGATGGTTACAGCATTATAGATTATAAGACAAGCAAGGTAGAATTATTAAAAGTTATAACTAAAGTATTCTAAAATGGCAGAACAATTAAATTTAAGTATAAATGTAACCGGTAACGTAGAAGAATCTTTAGGTTCAATAAAGAAACAATTACGAGAAGCACAGAATGAAGTAACTGCTTTGTCCGATAAGTTTGGGGCTACATCTAAGGAAGCAGTAAACGCAGCAAAAAAAGCAGCAGACCTTAAAGACAGAATAGGAGATGCTAAAGCATTAACAGAAGCATTTAATCCAGACCAAAAATTTAGAGCATTAACACAATCACTTGCAGGTGTAGCAGGTGGATTTGCAGCAGTTCAAGGTGCTATTGGTTTATTTGGTGGAGAAAGCAAAGAGCTTGAAAAGCAATTACTAAAAGTTCAATCTGCAATGGCTTTATCAGAAGGTCTTGAACAAGTTGGTAATAGTATAGATAGTTTTAAACAATTAGGTACAGTAATTAAAACACAGGTAGTTACTGCTTTTAGTACTTTGCGTGGTGCTTTAATAGCAACAGGAATAGGTGCATTGGCAATCGGAATAGCATTAATAGCAGCCAACTTTGATAAAGTAAAAAAGGCTGTACTGAATGCAGTACCCGGTCTTGAAACCTTTGCAAATTTTGTAGGTAAAATAATAACTAAAGTAACTGACTTTGTAGGTATTACAAGTGTTCAAGATAGGGGATTCCAACAACTTATAAAAACTACAGAGAGAGCAAATGAAACTATAGACCAAAGGATAAAACTACTTACTGCACAAGGTGGTAAAGAAAAAGAAATATATGAATTAAACAAACAAAGGAATGAGAATGAACTAAAGATATTAAGAGAAAAACTAAAGCTAACAGGGCAACTTTCTGAAGAAGAATCTAAAAGATTTAGAGAATTAAAGAATGAGAATGCAGTCTTGGATTTAGAAGAACAAGGAAGATTAACAAAATTACAAGAAAAGCCTAATGTAGTTAAAGATATTGTTGAAAAGGAAACTAAAGTACAAAAAGATAATAGTGCAGAAGTTGCAAGAAATGTCGCAAAATTACAAAAAGAAGCACAAGAAAATTCAGATAAAGCAGCTGCAAAAAAACAAAAAGATGATGATGAAGAAGTTGAAAGATTATTTCAACAAGAAGAAGATTTGCAACAAAAAAATATAAAAATATCTAATGAAAAAATATTATTAGATAAAAAAAATGCACAAGCAGCTGAAATAATTGCAAGAGAAAAGAAAGAGTCTGAAACTATGTATGCAATGCAAACATTGGATATTATAGGTGGATTAGTAGACCAGAATAGTGTAGCAGGTAAAGCTATTTCAATAAGCCAAGCTATTATAAATACTTACTTGGGTGCATCAAAAGCAATAGCACAAGGTGGTGTGTTTGGTCCAATAGCAGCAGCAGCAACTATTGCAGCAGGATTAGTAAACGTACAAAAGATTATTAGCACTAAAGTACCTTCTGCAAAAGGTCGTGGAACTGTAGGCGGTGGCGGAGGAGGTGGTTTAATATCGGCATCTTCTGCTGCACCAATTCAGCCTTTAGGGGAGCAGGCACAGTTAACACAATTAAATCAAAGTAGCATTAATGCTATAGGCAATCAATCAATGAGGGCATACGTAGTTGAAACAGATGTTACATCATCACAGCAGAGAATAGCAGCTATACAACAGAGAGCAAGGTTTAATTGATAATATAAACAAATTAAAACATTTATAAGGTATGGAACTTCCTATTTACGAATTAATGATTAACGAAGATGTCAATGATGATGCAGAAGTTAGCTTCGTGGCAATGGTTGAAAGACCTGCCATACAGCGTAATTGGAATGCGTTTAAAGAAAAAGTTAATTTTGAAATTATATCTGAAGAAAAGCGTATTATTTCTGGTCCTCTTATGTTGGCTGATACGCCAATTTTTAGGAGTGATGATAAGCTTGGGGATTATTATATTACTATTTCTAAAGATACTATTCTCAAAATTGTTCAAAAGTTTTTTAAGAAAGGTTACCAAGCGAATGTAAACGTAGAGCATAACCCAGATTATAAGGTAGAAGATATGGTTATGTTTGAATCTTTTATTTCAGATAGTTCAAGGGGCATAGCACCAATGAAAGGATTTGAAGATGCACCAGAGGGTTCGTGGTTTGGTAGCTTTAAAGTAGATTCTGACGATGCTTGGGAGAAGGTAAAAAGCGGAGAAGTAAAAGGGTTTAGTGTGGAGGGTGTATTTGAATACGCAAAGCAAAAGAATAAAGACCAACAGTTATTGGAAAGTATTTATAATATCCTTTCATCTGTTAAGTGATAAACTAATTAATTAATAAACATTTAAAACAAAAGTATGAATCCAAAAGAAGCGATACTAAAAATTAAGGCACTATTTGAAGAAGTGCCTATGGACAAGAAACCAGAAGAAGTTATTGAAGAAGGCAAAGTCGAGATGGCTGAATATTCTTTGATGGATGGAACTAAGGTTATGATTTCTGCCCTTGAAGTAGGTGGAGAAGTTGTACTTGAAGATGGTACTGCTGCACCAGATGCTGAACACGAACTTGCTGATGGCAGCAAAATAGTTACTGTTGGTGGTATCATCACAGAATTTAAACCTAAAGAAGATGCTATTGAAGTAGAAATTGAAGCAGGTAAAAAGCCTGAAGATATGGAAGCTGAATTTAACGCTAAGTTTGAAGCATTGATGGCAGAGAAAGTTGCACTTGAAAATAGACTTGCAGCAATCGAAGCTAAAACTAAAGATGGTTTTTCACAAGTGGTTGAGTTGATTGAAGCTATGTCTAAAGTACCTTCATCCAATCCGATTGAAAAGCCACAGTCTTATAAGTTTGAAGATTCAAAAGACATCAAACTTGATAGGATTAATAAATATCGTAACGCAATTTTAAACAATAAAAACTAAATAAAATGGCATTTAATGTATCTTCATTGGCTGACTATACAGAACAAAACGAAGCATTGCTCGTTACTTCTTCTGTACTTGGTGCTAAGACTGCTTCTCTTATCAAGAGTGCAGGTAACGTAATGGTAGGAGTTAAATCTTCTGAAACCATTAATATTATGGACACCGATGCTTTCTTTCAAGCAGGTGGTACTTGCGGATTTAACGCATCTGGTACAACTTCATTCACACAGCGTACTGTAACTGTCGGAAAAATTGCAGTTATGGAAGCTATCTGTCCTGCTGACCTTGAAGCGAAGTACTTGCAAAAAGCACTTCCTACCGGTTCTATGTATGACAGCATTCCTTTTGAGCAAGAATTTTCTGAAAAGAAAGCTAAGAGAATTGCATCTCAAATTGAAATTGCACTATGGAATGGTAACACAGGTTCTGCAAATGGTAACCTAAACAAGTTCAACGGATTGATTAAGTTGATTGCTGATGCATCTGCTTCTGTAGCTGCTAACGATGCTGCTTATATCTCTGGTGGACCTGTAGCTTCAATCACTGCTGCTAACGTAATCGCAGTATTTGATGCAGTTTACAAGGCTATCCCTTCAGCAGTTGTTGCTGAAGATGATATGACTATCTTCTGTGGTCAAGACCTTTTCAGAACTTATACTATTGCTCTTAAAAATGCAAATCAGTTCCATTACTCTATTGATGTAAAGGCTGATAGTGAGTTCGTTCTACCGGGTACACTTATCAAAGTTGTAGCTGTTCAAGGTCTTAACGGAAGTAACAAAGTTTATGCTATGAGATTGAGCAATATGTTCTTGGGAACTGACTTGCTTAACGAAGAAGAAAAGTTTGAGTTGTTCTACGCTAAAGAAGCTGACATTGTTCGTTTCGTAGCTAAGTTCAAAATCGGTGTGAACGTTGCGTTCCCAGACGAGATTGCTTTCTTCGCACTTTAATTAATAATGGGGGTGTAAAAAGCCCCCTTTAAATATACAACTATGGCTTGTGCTTTAACTCAAAATTACGTCTTAGACTGTAAAGATTCTTTAGGTGGTATCACCGAAGTTTACTTTATTGCATCAGCAGATGTAACATCTTATACAGAAGCAAGTGGTGTTATTACTGCACTTGTTAAAGGTTCTGGAAAAAGATTTTACAAATATGATTTAGTTAAAGGTACTTCAAGTTTTGTTGAGAATATTAATGCTTCTGTTGAGAATGGAACTATCTTTTATCAACAAGAACTAACAATTATTTTAAACAAACTACAAGCTAATACAAGGAATGAAATTCTTTTGTTAGCGAAGAATCTTTTAGATGTTGTCGCTAAAGATAACAACGGCAAGTATTGGTTTCTTGGTCTTAAAAGAGGTCTTGACATTACAGCAGGTTCATCACAAAGTGGTGCTGCTGAAGGCGATAGAAGCGGATATACTTTGACCTTCACAGGTAAAGAAGATGCCCTTGCACCAGAGGTAAACTCTACTGTTGCTTTAGCCTTACAAACTCCCGGTTCTTAGTGGTTAAATGAATTATGTGGATGCCCTGCCTTTATGGTGGGGCATTTTTGTTAAATTCCATCAATAAGAACATTTATAAGTGTGATACAACTAATCAAAGGAACTACTGCAAATGTTATTTTAACTCTTACAGAAAAGCAGTTATTATCTGCACCTAACTATTTATTTGTGTTTACGAATAGGACTACTAACTATGATGTTAAATTTATATTGACTAATGCTAAAGATTTATCTTTATTTAAAGAAAGGTTTAACAAGTTTAGTATTAAAGTAGATTCTTACTTTTCTACAAAGCTGAATGGACAATGGGGTTATTCTGTCTATGAGCAAACAAGTACACAGAACACAGATGTTACAGGATTAAATTTGTTAGAGAGTGGAGTAATGATATTAAGCGAACCGGAAACTATTTATACAGAATATAGTCCTTCTGATAAATTTAAAATAAGACAATGAACAATTTTTTCGTAGTACAATTTGCTGAAGCAAAACAGCCTGAATATATTGAAAAGAAAGGCGAAGGATATATCCAATACGGACACAGGAACGACTACCCTAATTATTTGGTAGAACTTTACAATAAGTCTGGTAAGCATCAATCTATTATTAAATCCAAAGTACATTACATTACAGGTAATGGATGGAAGGGTGCAGAAGGGTTTGTTAATAACCCTAATAGAAGCGAGAATTTAGATGATGTTACCAGAAAGGTATCTTTGGATATAGAAATATTCGGAGGTGCTTATTTAGAGGTTATATGGTCTACAAGTGGCAAGATAGCAGAGGTGTGGCATTGTGATTATACTAAGTTTAGAACAAATAAAGACAACACACAGTTCTGGTATAAAAAAGATTGGAGAGATGCTAAAGAGAAGTACGAAGTTTACCCTGCTTTTGAACCAAGAAACCCAACAGGTAAACAGATATTGTATCTAAAAGAGTACAGACCAAATATGGAAACCTACACCTTACCGGGTTATTTCGGTGGGTTAAATTATGTTGAATCAGATATAGAAGTATCTAAACATATTTTAGGTAATGCCAAGACAGGATTTAGTGCAAGTAAGTTAATTACACTACCCAATGGCGAACCTTCTCCGGATGAACAGACTGTAATACATAAGAAGTTTAAAAATACATATACAGGTGCAGATGGTATAAAGTATATGTTAGCTTTTGTTAACGATGCTTCAAGAAAACCAATCGTTGATGATTTAGGGCAAAGTGATTTGACTAAAGAAGATTTTAGTAATGTAGATACTATCATCCAGACTAACATATTTTCTGCACATCAGATTACTACTCCTTCAATTTTTGGTATTGCACAGGCAGGAAGTCTTGGCAGTCGTAGTGAAATGCGTGATGGGTACGAGATATTTAAAAATACTTACGTTAATAGTAAGCAAATGTTCTTGGAAGCTAACTTTAATATGTTAGCAGGATATGCCGGATATGAAGAAGATTTAAAACTAATACCTACAGAACCTATAGGAATTGATTTGTCTGAAGCTGTACTATTGCAGATAATGAGTAAAGATGAACTAAGGGATAAAGTAGGACTTCCACAAATAGAAGTTAAAGAAACTGCAAGTAATCAAGATATCATTGATGCTATTAATAGCCTTTCTCCTTTGGTTGCTACTAAGGTTATGAATACCCTTACAATTAATGAGTTAAGAAGTTTAATAGCATTAGCACCAAAAGAAGGTGGCGAAGGTATAGAATCAACAGATGTAGCTGTAGAGATGTCAGAGCAATTTAATTTTGCAGACCTTGATGGATTTGGAGATAGTAAAGAAAGTTTCCATATTTGGAAACAAAAAGAACACTTTGCAGATGTAGAATTATTTGCAGATGTTACACAGCTTCAATCAAATGTTCTTGACCTAATAACAAAGGATAAAAGAATCACACCAGAGGTTATTGCAGACACATTAAAGGAAGATGTGGGAGTGGTTAAACGAATACTAACAGACTTAGAAAAGAAAGGCTTTATAAGCTCTAAAATTACTACCATTGGCGAAGGCTATGATGAGAGTGAGATTATAGAAAGAAAGCTAACTGCACCAATTAGTGAGATAGTAGAAAAAATTAAACCTTCAACCACTGAATTTCTTATTCGTTATTCTTATGAGTGGCGGCAGGGGTTTAATGATTCTGATTTAAGTAGTTCAAGGCAGTTTTGTAAATACTTTAAAACTACAAATAAACTTTATAGCAGGTCAGAGATTGAAGCTATGAGTGCAAGGCTTGGTTATGATGTATTTACCAGAGGTGGTGGATGGTACACTTTACCGGGAACTAATAACCACAGGAACTTTTGTAGGCACTTGTGGAAAAGCAATGTTGTTACACGTAAATAATGCCATATTTATATAGACATATCAGATTAGATAAAAATCAACCATTCTATATTGGAATAGGTAGTGATACTACTTTTAAAAGAGCATATAGCAAACAAAAAAGAAATAATTATTGGTATTCTATTATAAATAATACTAAATATGAAGTTGAAATATTATTAGATAATTTAACAATACAAGAAGCTATAATAAAAGAAAAAGAATTTATAAATCTATATGGTAGAAAAAATAACAATACAGGCATATTATCAAATATGACAGATGGTGGAGAAGGTGGATTAGGTGTTATATTTACAGATGAAAGAAGAAAAAAAATATCTATAAAAAATTTAAACAATAAATATAATTTAGGTAAAAACCATTCTGAAATAACAAAACAAATATTATCATTAAAGACAAAATCATATATAAATATAAATAATCCAAGAATAGGTAAAAATCATAATAAAGAATCAAAAGAAAAAATAGCAATATCAAAAAACTGTGAACCATTCTTAGTTTTTAAAAATGATAAATTTATTGGAAAATATTATGCACAAAGCATATGTGCTAAAGAATTAAATATAAATAGATGTGCAATTAATATGTGTTTAAAAGGAAAAAGAAATAAAACAGAAAATTATACATTTATTTATGAAATCTAACGTAGTAACACGCAAATAAAATGAGTGCAAATATACTTTTTATATCAGTAGATTCAATTAAGGAACTAAGCGGTCTGCATAACAACGTGGATGAAAAACTTATCAAGCCAGAGATTAAAACGGCACAGGATATGTTTATTCATCCTGCTTTGGGTAGTGCTTTATATTTAAGACTGCAAGAAGGTCTTGAATGTGGCAACCTAACTTGTGATGAAGAAACTTTACTTAGTGGATATATATCAGATACACTTATAAATTATGTGCTATCTGAATTACCACAGGGTTTGAGCTATCAGTTTTATAACAAAGGTCTTGTTAGGAAAAGTTCAGACAATACTGAATTACCTTCTATGCAGGACTTAATTGATATTAGCAATAGATATAGGTCAAGAGCAGAGTTCTACAAGCAAAGACTGATTAAATACCTTAAAGAAAATCAAAATCTTTACCCTCAATACTTAAATTTTGGTAGTGGTATAGATGCAATAAAGCCAGATAACGATGCCTACAGGGCAAGTATATGGCTTGGGGATGATGGATGCTGTGGACCATTCGACAAAAAACCTTTGTATAGAGATATTTATCAAGGGAATAACCCTCCTTTTTGTTTGGACTAAAACTAAATGAATGAGCAAACAAGCTAACTTAAAAAACCAAAAGAAGTTAAAAACATATCTTAAAAAAAATGACCTTAAATCAAATCATAACACAGATAAA